AATCAACTGGGACTTGAGCCAACCGCCCATCGACCGCACGCCGTTGAGCAGGCCGCGCACGACGTCGCGCCCCTTGTCGACCAGCAGCGAACCGAGGTTGCCGATCGCTGACGAAATGCGGCCGGGCAAACCGCGCATCCACGAAATGGCCTCGTTCGCCTTGTTGACCACGCTCGTCTTGAAGGACGACAGGGCCGACCGTGCGCGCTCGGCGAGCTGCCCGGCGAACGGTGCGAGGGCGTTGTACGCGCGCCCGGGGAGGCCGCGAATCCAGTCGACGGCGGCGCCGATGCCCTTACCGACCCACTCGGCGAGCTTGCTCGCGGCCTCGCCGATCAGCTTCGCCGCGTTGACGACGGCCTGTTTGGCGAGCTGCCACGCCTGGTCGAAGTCACCTTGCAGCAGGGCGACGACCGCTTGCAGGATCGGCAGGACAACGGTCGTGATCACCTGGGCGAGTCCTGCGGCCAGGATTTCGGCGAGCTTGCCCACCAGGCCGATCAACGGCGTGATGATCGGCATGAGCGCGTCGAGCGCGGCGAGCAGTAGCTCGCCGATCACCGGAACCAGAGGTTCCAGTGCGGTCATGACCTGGGCGAACGCCCCGCCGAGGGTGACGAGTAGCGGCTGAACGGCGGTCAGCAGCTCCGCGAGGACCGGCAGAACCGCGGCGATCAACTGCCCCAAAATGGGCAGTATGGGCGCTACGCCCTGTAGGACCAGGCCAAACGTTTCCGCGAGGGCGGCCAGGACAGGGCCCAGCTCACCCACGATCGGCACCAGGGCCTCGCCGAGTGCGCCAATGAGCTGTTCGAGCGGCGGGCCCAGTGCCGCAAGCGCGGGGCCCAGTGCGTCGGCGAGTCCGGAGACGACCGGCGCGAGGGCCTTCGCAACGGCGGCGAGGACGGGCCCGCCGGCCTCCGCGAGCGTGCCCAGCAACTCGCCGAGCGACGGCAGGATCTCGCCGACCGCGCCGAGCAGGCCGCCCAGTCCCTCGGCGGCGCCCCCGGCGCCCGTGGCGACGCCCTCGAAGAACCCTCCGACACCCTCGCCGACCGCGCCGAGGCCGGACGACAGGGCCTCGATCACAGGGCCCGCGGCCTCGACCGCGGCCACCAGGCCGGGCATGGCGCCCTTGGCGAGCGCGCCGATCCCGTCGACCAGCGGCTCGACCAGCGGGGCGACGCCCTCGAAAAGCTGCCCGATCTGCGGGGCGAGGTCGTCGAAGATCCCGCCGAGCTGATCAGCCGCGTTGACGAACGGCTCGACCAGGGGCTCGGCGAGTTCCGCCATGCGCCCCTTGACGTGCTCGCCAAGGTCGGTGAATGCGCCCTTGACCTGCTCATTTTCGGCGAGGACTTTCGCCCCCATGCCGATCACGGCAAGCGGCACGGCGGCGAGTGCGCCACCGGCCGCGAGCGCTGCGCCCGACAGGGCGAGCGTCGACGTCTTCGCCGCGCCGAGCGCACTTCCGACGCCCGCGAGGTTGCGCTCGGCGCCCTCGGCGGCCCCGCCGATACCGTCGCCGAGGGCGCCGCCCATCTCGGCGCCGGCCGCGGCGAAGCGACCGCGCATGTCGCGCAACCGGCCGTCCGCGTCCCGCTGGAGGCCAGCCATTGCGGCCTCGGCCCGCGCGACGCCTTCCTCGGCCCCGCTCGCGTCGAGGTCGATATACCCGACCAGCTCGCCAATGGTGAGGGCCAACGTGCACCCCCCATCAGCGCCCGGCCGGGCGCGCTACTCGTTATTGAGTTGTGGTCGTGCTGCTCACCTGCCGGTGAGTCGTGCGATCTCGTCGGGGTCCGTCACGACGCGTGGCGTCGACTGCCACGCGCGGGCGAACTTGGACTCGGCGGGCAGGCCGCCGAGCAACACCAGGAACTCGCGCACGCTGAGCGCGGCGATCTCGGCGGCCGTGAGCTTGTACTCGCGGCGTAGGTCAGCCTCGACGGCCCCCCAGTGGCGGACTACCGCCGACCAGAGTTCCGCGGCTTCCCCTTGCCCTTGGGGCGGGTCTTCTTCGGCCTGGTCGCCGTCGCCGGGCCCTGCGCTTTTCCCGCCTTCGCGGCCTCGCGCTTGTCGTACTCCGCGGCGGCCTGCTGCATGGTGAGGCTGCCCGGCTTGGCGACGTTCGCCGTCGCCCACATGAGGACGATCGCGAGCTGTCGGTCGGACATGCCGGCCTCGGCCCACTCGTCGACGGCCTCGGGCCCGAACAACGACGCGAGCAGGCGCCGCATGTCCTCGGGCCGCGCGCTGTGCATGACGCGGTGGAGCTGGAGCATGTAGAGCGCGGGCAGGGACGGCGGCAGGGTGTAGGTACGGCCGAACAGGCGCAGGGGCAGACCGCGGCGCGGCTCGGCCTGCTCGGCGAAGAACTGATCGAAGTCGGCGACGTCGTCGACCTGGTCGGCCTGGTCGACGTCGAGGGCCTGGTCGTGCTCGATCACGGGTTACGCCTCCGGGGTGGTCGTGACGGCCTCGGTCGTCGGGGCGCCGCAGCGGGTGAACGTGCAGCCCCATGACGTCTTGGCGTTGTGCTCGCCCCCCTGCTCGCCGGGCGTGACGGTGCAGTCCCACACGGCCCATTCCGTCTGCGTCCTGTGGCGGTAGCGCATCCGGCCGCGCGAGTCGCTGCCGAGGCGCCACGCCCACACGTTGTCGACGTACTCCTGTCCGGGGTCGCGGGTGCCGTTGGTGATGGCGTACAGGCCGGACAGTTCGAGGGTGGCGCCCCTCTGCATGACGTCCTGCTCGTACAGGCCGTCGGAATCGTTGGTCGTGGTGTCGGCGGTCTCCTCGTTCTCGGACGGGTTGAACGTCCACGAGTTGACGTTGCCGATGCGGTGCCATACGGGGGTGCTGCTGGTCGTGTCCTCGACCTCGAACAGCCACCCTCGGGCGTCGATGGGGCGTCCCACGGTGGGGCCTCCTATGCGGTGCGGTGAGTGCTGGGGGACGACACGTCGAGGTCGAGATTCACGACGTGCTCGTGACGGCCCTGGGCGTCGGCGCCCATCGGGCCGGGGGTGCCGCGAGCGGCGGCGAGGATGAGCCACGTCCCGTCGGGAAGCTCGATCCCGGCGAGGCCGTGCAAGGCGCTGTAGATCGCCCACGCGCGGTCGCGCGACAGGCGCGGGTCCGCGCCCCCGCGCGTGCGCACCTGCACGCGTACGGTGTCGTAGGCGTTGCGGGCGTCGGGGGCGCCGGCGTCGTACAGGGACAGGCACACGGCGGCGTCCGGCGTCGCGGGCATCCGCTCGACGAACGTGTCGCCGGTCTTGCCGGTCGGGTCGTAGTCGAGCAGGCCGAGGCTGTCGAGGTAGCGGGCGACGCCGTCGGTCACGTCAGCCACGGAGCGACCTCCGCACCTGGGCGGCGATGATCTCGGCGACCGTGGCGGCCTGCTCGTTCATCGGCCGTTCGAGGTACTTCGCCGTACGCCCGGCGTCGTGCCGATAGGTCAGTTCCTCGTGTTGGCGCACGGCGTACGGGGTGTCGTAGGACACGGCAGCCGTAAGGGACGACTCGTCGACGGTCGCGACCCCGGACCGTTCGAGGGTGGCCTCCTCGATCGGGACGACGCGGCGGGACTCGGCGAGGACGTGCTCGGCGGCGAGGCGCAGGCCGCGGACGGCCCCGGCCCGGGTGCCACGCAGTGCGGCGGCCCCGTTGAAGCGGAGTCGGGTTCGCTGCGTCACTCGCACATCACCTCCGTGCAATCCGGGGTAGGCAGGCCGGGCGCGGTGTGCTGGGCGACGCTGATCGCCTTCGTGACGCGGCCGGACGGGAGCGTGATCCGCGATTCGGGCGGGCAGTCGAGGCCGGGCTCGCAGATCACCTGCGAGGTACTGGTGACCTCGACGCCCTCGCGGTTGCGGGTGACCTTGGTCGTCTCGGCGACCAGGGCCCGAACCTCGACGGGCGGCCGGTAGGTCGGGCCGTACGCGCTGTCGCCGTCGTACGGCTCGACCGTGACGCGGTGCCGCAGCAGGTACCGGGGGACTCTCACCAGATCACCCCCGGCAGCAGGCCGGCGCGGCGCAAGGCGCGGTGCGCGCGCGGGGCGAGGTCGACGTCACCCGCGGCGGCCGTCGAGTCGCGGCGGTCGCCGAGCGACACGGGGC